TTACGCTCCCGCAGGGTCGCGTTTTACAGGTTGCCCTCCGGAGATGACCCGGCGGCGGTCGGCCCGGCGGGTGTATTCCTGCACCTCGAGCAGAGTCGTGTGCCCCACCCATGACTGCATGACGAGCACGGAAGCGCCATGTTCGGCCAAGGCGTTCATGCGGTATTTGCGCAGTCCGTGCGCGGTCCGGCCTTCGAGCCCCGCCTCCCGCGCTGCGGCCGAGAACCACTGGCTGACGCCCTTCTGCGTCCGGGGCTTGCCGTATTCCGTCAGCATGTAGACCGGCGATCCGACCGGCAGGCAGCGCATCAGATCCGCGCGCTGCTCCTCGAGTCCGAAGGCGGGACAGGTCCAGGGCACATGGGCCGGATTGCCGGTCTTCTGCTGCACATAGGTCAGGACCCCGTCCCGGCCGACCATCTGCGGCCCGAGGCGGATCACGTCGACGCACCGGGCACCTGTCCACTGATAGAGCTCGAGCGCCAACCGCTGCGCCGTGCCGATGGGCCAGCGCGCGCGGAACGCCTCGAGATCCTCGGCGGTCCACTCCGTGAAGCCGGCCACCTTCCCCATCTTCTTCCGCTTCACGCCCTCGCTCGGATCGGCGTCCAGCATCCCCTTCAGGAGCCAGAACTCCGCGAGCTTCCTCCAGGCCTTGAGTCGTGAGGAGGCCACGGGCGGCGACAGCGGTTCGAGGTCGGCCCGAATGTGACGCGGCAGGAGATCCTTCAGCAGCGCCTTCTCCCCCTGCTCCTTGATCCGCTCGACGTGGCGCCGGATCACCGGCCGGTATCCGTCCGACAGCTCGCGGTAGGAGCGGCTGCCGAGATAGGCCTCGCAGGCAGCGGCAATCGTTCCCGCCTGGCTCCGCGAGCGCACGGTCGGCGCGCGCTGCTCTTCCGCAAGCCATGCCGCGACGAAGCGCGGATCATCCTCGGGCACGTCCCGCGGCAACTCCTTCCGGGTGCGGCGGTGGTACTTGTAGACCGTCCCGCCGCGCCTGACCCTGTGAACGCGGGGCAGCATCAGGTGATCCCGAAGGCGCCGTCGCATGAGTTCGCCTTCACCTCGCCCTCGGTGGAGAGGGAATCGGCATAGGCCTCAAGCTCCAGCCGGTCATAGAGCCGCTTCCCGCCCAGCACCTTGCGCGGGATGGGCAGGCCCCGCAACGTGGTCGCGCTGACACCGAGATAAGCCGCGGCCTGCGGCGCCGGCAGCAGCCGCGGCGCAAAGGTAATTGACGATTTAACGCTCATGGCCCCTGCTCCCTCTCCGAGCCCAGCACGGCCCGCCCATCGGCGCCCCCGCGCGCAATTGTTCCTTGGCTCCGCTCATCCCGTCACCTCCGGCCAGCCGAGCTCGGCCGGCACCCAGGCATCGATCTTCGCGCAGTCCTCGCGGCTGAGGCCCAAGGCCTCGCGGGTCGCGGGATCGGCGAAGAGCGCCTCGAGGCGCTTCGCCTTCTCCCCCTTCTTCAGCTTCTGGAAGCTCTGATCCGCCTCGGCCGCCGGCACGAGCTCGCTCCAGAGCCGGTCGAGGTAGCCCGCGCTGCAGCGCCCGAGGAAGCCCTGTGCGGTCGGCGTCCAGATCCGGCGCACCTCGACCGCGAGCTGGCGCGCGAGGGCGGCCGAGAGGCCGGAGCTGCCGGTGCAGAAGGTCCGCGCCAGCGCCTCGGTCAGGATCTGGTTGCGGTGCTTCTTCCCCTGCGCCCGGAAGGCCTCGAACTCGGCCGGGGTGCCGTCCGGCCCGAGGCTCGTGTTCGGCTCGAGCCGCGCTGCCAGCCGCGGCGGGTAGCTGGTGCCCTCCCCCTTCTCCGGCGCGATGGGCTGGTCGGTCGGCGAGATCGCGAGCGGGCGCGCCCAGGGGCGCAGGCCGCCGCCGAGCGACCAGGCCAAGAGGTCGAGCATGAGCTCGGACTGGTCCATCAGCCGGGCCTGCAGCGCCCCGAGCCGGATCCGGTGCAGGTCCTCGATCAGCGACTGCGGCAGGTCCGGCGCCGCCTCGGGCGCGCCGCGCGGGACCGCCCGCGGCTGCTGATAGGCGCGCTCGACCGAGAGCCCGTCCCGGCTGCTGCAATAGACGAAGATCCCGGCCGAGGCGCGCTGCGCGTCGGTGAAGCCGCCCTCGCGCCGGGCCTCGAGCTCGGCCAGCCGGGCGCGGCCGGCCTCGTCGAGGGCACCGTCGGCTTCGCGGTCCTCGAGCGCCGCGAGCTCCGCTTCCTCTCCGTCCGAGAGCTTCCCCGGCCGGGCATGGAGCCGCACCAGCTTCTGCGTCGCGGTCCAGGGCACATATTCCTCCGGCACCCACGTCGCCCATTCCCAGCCCTCGGCGGCGCGGATCCGCTCGGCCTCGGCCGCGCCCTTCTCGGCGAAGAGCCGGTCGAGGAGCGCCTCGTCCTCCAGATGCGTCCGGTCGGCGAAGAGATCGCGCTGAGAGGTTCCGCCGGCCGCCAGATAGGCCTCGAGCCCCACGAAGACCGCCCGTCGGTCGGTCGAGGGCACGGTGCCGGGCGTGAGCTCGCGCCGCACCTGCTCCGGCCGCACGTCGCGGCCGCGCACCGACGTGAGAACTTCGAGGCAGCGCGCGCCGCTCGGCGCCAGCGTCAGCGCCTTGGCCATCTCGAGCGAGATCTCGTTCGCCCGGAGCGCCGTCAGCGCCTCGGCCGGCAGGTCGGCGAGCTTCAGGCGCCGTTCGACATGGGCCTCGGAGCGCGCGAAGCTGCGCGCGATCCGCGACAGGCTCGCGCCCCGCTCGCGCATCGCGGCATAGGCGCGGACCTCGTCGGCCGGGTGCAGCGCCGAACGCGCGCTGTTCTCGGTGCCCGCCCAGGCCACCGCCTCCTGCAGGTCGGCCGTCACCTTCACCGGCACCGGATCTATCGGAATGAGATCCGGGTGCCGGCTCCAGCCCTCGGCCGCGAGGCGCTGCAGCGCGCGGAGCCGGGTGCCGCCGCCGACGATCTCGATGCCCGCGGGCGTCAGATGCCCGATCAGGTTCTGCAGGAGCCCCGCCACGGCGAGGCTTTCGGCCATGGCCTCGACCTCCTCAGCCGCGATCTCCTGACGGCTGTTGAGCGGCGAGAGCCGGAGCTCGGCGAGCGGGATGAGGCGCAGATCGCCTCGGGAGATGAAGTCCTTAGCCATGCGGGATGCCCTTCATGCAAATCTTCTCCGGCGCGCCGGAGCGCGGGACAGGGCCCGGGCTGCGGAGGCGCCGGGCAGGTTGAACGGAAGCTGCGCGGATCGCCCGCCGCGCCGCGGGTGGGTCAGGCCATGCCGAGCGCGGCCTTGTAGAGCTCGAGGAGCGTCTCCTCCTCGGAAATGTCGTCGGGGGTGCGCTTGCGGAGCGCCACGATCATCCTGAGGATCTTCGGCGCGTAGCCCCTGCCCTTGGCCTCGGCCATCAGCTCCTTCTGCTGGCCGCCGATCTCCTTCTTCTCGGCCTCGAGCTGCTCGAAGCGTTCGATGAACTGGCGGAGCTCATCGGCCGCGACCTGATAGGCGGCCTCGGCCACGGCACGGTCGGCCGGGGTCTCCTTCATCGGCGGCCTGCGGATCCGGCCGCTGTCGATGGCCGCGGCCATGCGGTCGAGATCGACCGCATTGAGGCCCTCGACCGGAACAGGCCCGGAGCGCGGCGCCGGATGCGGGGCGGCCTCCATCACATGCCCCGCATGGCGCTGGCCTGCTGGCGCATGGTCTCGGCCACGTCGGTGGCGTGCGCCCAGAGGACGGTCGCGACAAACAGGAAGCCCAGGAGCGCGAGCGCGCCCACAAGGAACCCGGTGCGGTTCGGCCCGAGCGGGCTCGGCCTGCTCGTCCGGAAGGCAGGCCGCGGTCGGGCGCGGTGCAGCGCGCGCCCGGAGGCCACGGCGAAAGCATGATCGGCCAGCGCGCGGCGCGCGAGATCGCGGCTGGCGCCGTCCGGCGCATGCTCCGCGCGATGACGCACGGCATTCAGATCGCGGGGCGTGAGGGGCAGGATCCGGCTCATGCTCCGAGCGCCTCCCGCGCCTGGCCGAGGATGGCGGCGAGCTCGGCGTCGGTCTCGGCGTCGGCGGCGTCTAGCTGCGGGAGCCCCGCCTCGGCCGCGGCAAGCAGCCGGCGCAGCTGGGGCTCGGTCAGATCGAGAAGGGCGAAACGGGCAACCGGCGCAGCGGCCGGGTAGCGGATGGCGGTGGCGGGCATGAAGTGCTCCATCTTTGCATCGACGGATCGGAAGTTACTTGGCACTTGCCAAATAGCAAGCATGAAGTTTGGCGATTGCCAAACAAGGTGCCAAATTGCTACTCTGGATGAGCCCTGACCGGCTTAGGTCTCAGCCAAGTGCCTTGCGGCATTGACTCCGCCTCCGGTTAGTTCGCAGAATGAACCAAAAGTGAACGTTTTGGATACGAAGTGTGCATCTCTGACAGGCTTAGACGAGCGATCTTGAAGCTCAACGAAGCGACAGCCTTGGCCATCGTGATCAGTCTTGATCATTCCGAGCTGCTTCTTGCCGAGCAAGAAGGAACTCAAGGTAGGTGGCAAGATCCTCTTGACCCTTTGGGTCCAACGTCGCCGCGCGCCGTAAAAGGCTATCGAGGGCGGAGTAGGGGCGGCGTTCCCCGCCTCTGAGCAGGAAGTCCTCCGATACACCCATGACCCGTGCAACCGCGTGAAGGTCGGCTCCCATTGGCTTGGCCTTGGGCCGAGAGAACCAAGGATTGAGTCGGTGGTAAGGGATGCCTGCGGCCCTCGCCAAGTCCGCGCGGGTCATGTTGCGCTCATCCAGCAGCGCTGAGAGTCGAGTGGCGAACGGGCTCATCTCCATCTGGCGAACCTTGCCTGTGCCGTTTGGCATTTGCAATTTGGCAGTTGCCGCTTGACAACAGTTGGCAAATGCCAAATGTCTTGCTGCATGGACCCGAACATCATCATCTCAGAAATCGACGCGCACAGCGAGGCCACAGGTCTCAAGCCGACGACGATCTGCCAGAAGGCGCTGGGGAACGCTCGGCTCTACGACCGCATGAAGCGTCGGGCGTGCAAGTATGCCGAGGAAGCTCGAGCTCTCCGGGCATGGATGGCCGCGAACAGCCCCAAGGAACAATCGACCGGGACGCTCAAATGAACGCCCCGGCCCTTCGTCATGAACTTGCTTCGTCATCGAAAGCCTCTGGTCGGGTTCAGGATGGAGCAACCATGTCAGGAAAGTCCCCCGGAAAGTCTTCCGCCAAGCGGGAGGCGATGACCTATCGCGCCTTCTTCGCGGCGCGCTGGTCGCGCTTCGTGCGCGAGAACTTCGACAGTCCCGAGCATGCGGCCATGACCTTCGGTGTCGACGGGTCGACGGCCCGCAAATGGTGGGACGGCAGTCATTCCCCCAGCGGGTTCGTCGTCGGCCTCGCCTACCAGAACTTCCCCGCAGAGGCGGCGACAACCCTACAGGCACAGGAATGATCACGATCATGCGCAAGGTCCTCGTGGCCGAAATCACCGCAGCCATCCACCTCGGTGCGGTGGCGGACTTCTGGGCGGCTCATGCCCGGAAGCGCTTGGGAAAACTTTCCCAACACTTTCCGCAGGACGCCTCTTGCGACGCGGAGGAGGAAACCTACCGCGACGACACGCCCCGCTCCCGCGGCCCCTATCGGATGCCTTCGGGCTGGTGGCTCGTGCCGTCCGTCCTCGCGGGATCGGCGATCCTCGCGACGGCCCTTGGGAGCCTTCTGTGACCGCCGCCGCGCCCTTGCCTGTACAGGACGCGGCCACTTCGCCGGGGGCTGCGGCCTCCGGCGCTTTTCGATCGAACGGATGGGCCGCGCTGCGGCGCCATCCCGCGGGGCGGGCGGATCTGTTGCGCTGGGGCGCGACCCCGGCGCTCGTCGCGCGGCATGCGCGCTGGGGGCGGCCGGTGTACCTCGCGACCCCATACACGTTCCGCGCGGTCGGCCCGGACGGGCGCTGGTCGCGGGATCGGTCCGAGGCCGCGATGGCCGAGGCGGCGCGCGAGGTCGCGCGGCTCCTCGAGGTCGGCGTCACGGCGATCTCGCCGGTGGTGCTCTCGGCCGCCGCGCTGCACGCCACCATGTTCCCCCGGCTCCGGATCGACCCGTTCAACCCGGTGCTCTGGGAGGACTGGTGCCGCCCCCTTCTCACCGTCTGCGCCGCCGTCGTGGTCCCGGAGATCCGCGGCTGGGCGCAATCCACCGGCATCCGGCACGAGGTCGCATCCGCCCTCGAAGCCCAGGTGCCCGTCTTCATCTATGGAGGCCTGCCATGACGAAGCGTGACCGCTTCCGACGCGCCGCGGGAGGTGCCCGTGCCGCATGACCGACTGACCGAGACCGAGCCCGCGACCGAGATCCTCGGCGACTTCTGGGAATATCCGCTGGCCTTCGGCGACACGCTCTCGAGCCACGAATGGGTGCCCCTCCACATCAACCGCCTCCTCACCTCCCGCTTCGTCGCCCGCGCGCTGGCCGAGAACCGGCGCGCGGACATCGGCACGGCCCTCCTTCTCTGGTGCGAGGCCTTCCGGCAGGACCCGGCCGGGACGCTGCCCGACGACGATCTCGAGCTCGCCCGCCTTGCGGGCTACGGCGCGGATCTCGAGAGCTGGCGCGCGGCGCGCGAGGGCGCGCTCTACGGCTGGCGCGAGACCCATATCTCGAACCAGGAGGAGGCGCCCGGCAACCGCCGCCTCGGCCATGTGATGATCGCGGGCATCGCCCGCGACATGCACCGCCGGAAGCGCGGCCGCGATCAGGCGCGGACGGAAGGCTCGAAGGCGATGGCGCGGACCCGCGTCCGCAGGAAGCTCGTCGAGATCAAATGCGGCCGCGCGGCCGAGAGCCCGGACGTGGTGAACGAGATTGCCGAATGGCTGGGCCAGCGCGATCTCTTCATCACCTCCGACAACGTGCGGGCCGCGTTCGAGGCGACGCACGGCGGGCCGAAGGTCGTTCAGCTGACATGACTTAACACTGTTAATCACAGTTATCACTGCAACCTTAACAGTTAATCACTGTGAGATTGCAGTGATCTCACAGGCCCGGAACTGTGATTGCCCTACAGGACAGGACCGGACCCCACAAAACAGAACCTGACAAAACATCCCTTCTGCAGGGGTGAGAAGATCGGGCGGTGGCGAGACGGCAGGCGTGGCTGGCTGAAAAAGGGATGGCCATGACGAAGGCAGAGGAGCGGGCGCGGGTGAAGGCGCTGGTGGTGGACCGGCTGGAGCAGGCCGGGATGGTGAGGCGGCGCGGCACGGCCGCCGCGGCGCACGAGGCGGCGATGGCGCGGCTCTGCGAGCAGCTGGGCTACATGGGGGCGGAGAACCTGATGACGCTCGCCGAGGTGCTGATCGACAGCGCGGCGGACGGGGTCTGGCCCTCCGAGGTGCTGATCCGGCAGTTCGCGCGGGCCATCGAGGAGCCGCCGCCGGCGGAACGGCGGCTGGTCTCGAGCTGGCTCGCCTCGGTCGAGGGGCCGAAGGCCGAGGCCGGCGGGCATCTGGTCGAGCTCTATCGCTGGCTCCTGAAGCACCCGCGCCCGCCGCTCGCGATGGACCTGCGCGAGATCCGGGACCAGGCGCAGGACAACGCCCGGCGCTGCGAGCTCATCCGTGACCGGATCGACCGGGAGACCGCGAGCCGCGAGGATCGCGACTGGCTCGAGCTCTATCTGCGGGACCGGGCCCAGGCCCGCGCGCTGGTGGATGCCGGCCGCGCCCGGAAGGAAGGAGCGGCGGCATGATCGGAAGCGCGATGCGGGCGATGCCGCCGGGTGAGCGGCCACAACAGGCAGATCAGAACGGGACGATGCGGGAGCCGGACACCGTCCACCCGGATCGGAGCGCGGTGCAGAGGGAGACGGCGGCGTGATCGGGAACGCAGTGGACATGCGGCGGGCCGAGCCGGTGCGGCAACACCAAGAGCAACAACAAGGAAAGGCGTACCGCATGAAGGGCGCGAAGGGCCGGAAGGCCATGAAGGCGAAGCTGGTGAGCTTGAAGCTCGCGCCGTGGGACCTCGGGCCGCTGACGCCGGCGCAGATCGCGGGCAAGCGGATCGAGGAGGCGGCCGAGGTCGATCCGAAGACCGGCAAGAAGAGCAACCCGAACCGGGTGATCCGCACGCGGCGGGAGACCTGGGTCGACCGCTACCATCGGCAGGGCAAGCTCTCGGTCGAGCAGGCCAACATCGCGGCCGAGCTCTTCGAGGCGGCCTCGGGCATCCCCGCGCGCGATCCGCTGGCGGCCATCGTCCGCGTCGATACGAGCGGCGATCAGGATCCGCAGGCGGCCCAGGTGGACCGGCGTCGGAAGTTCTTCCGCATGTGGGAGTCGGTCCCGACGTTTGCTCGGCCCGTCATTCAGCATGTCGTTCTGGACGATCAGTCGCTCCGGAGCCTCGGCTCGTGGAGCAATGCGCGGGAGGAGGCACGTCACCTCGACCGGCTTCAGCGAGGCCTGGACGCGCTCTCCGAGGCATGGCGCTGAGAAGGGCTTGACCTGTCACGATCAAGTCGGCAGATTGCCATCATCGAAGACAAGCGCCCGGCGAGCACCCAGCTCTCCGGGCGCTTCGCTTTGGAGCCCTCCCCTTGATCCGCAAACTCTGCTGCGCCCCCGGTTGCGAGGAGCTGGCGCCGGCCGGTCAGGCGCATTGCCCCGAACATGCCGCCGAGGCCGAAGCGCGGGCTCGCAGCCGCAAGGCTCGGGCCAAGGCCGGCGCCGCGGCGCAGGCCGGCGCCGCCTTCTATGCCACCGGCCGCTGGCGGCGGGCGCGGGCGCGGTTCCTCGCGGCCCATCCGCTCTGCGCCGACTGCGCCGGGCTCGGGCTCGTGGTGGCCGCGGCCGAGGTCGATCACATCCGACCGCACCGCGGCGATCCCGGGCTGATGTGGGACCGGGCGAACTGGCAGCCGCTCTGCCGGCCCTGCCACAGCCGCAAGACCGCGCGCGAGGTGTTCCACCCACCGGGGGGCATCGGAAAATCGGAGGGGTCGGCGAGGTAACCGGCGCTCGAACCTTCCTTTTCACGCGCGGCGAATTGGCAAAAAAAGCCCACCAGGCAGAGGGAGGAGAGGCACCGGGAGATCGGCCCCCTGCCCTCTCCCCGGCGGATCCGCGACGAGCCGACGGCCGGGAGACCCCGCTCCGCTCCGCGGCACACAACAGACATGATGGACCGCCGATCCCGGCGCCCCCGATCCGGCCGCGGCGCGGCGGAATGCAGGCCGGCGCGGGCGCAGTCCCCATAGAACAAGGACAGTCACGATGCGCGGGCAGAAGCCGAAGGTCTCGAACGTCATCCCGATGAAGGGCGACCTCGCCGCGCCCGTGCCGGAGGCCCCGGGCTGGATGAGCGCGGAAGGCCGCGACGTGTGGGAGCGCCTCGCCCCGGTCCTCATCGCGAAGAAGCGGCTCGAGCCCGCCTTCGAGGATCCGTTCGCGGTCTATTGCGAGGCGGTGGCCGACGTCATCCGCTTCACCGGCGACATCGCGGCCTTCGGCAGCTGGTACGAGGTCGAGACCCGCAACGGCCGCCAGCAGAAGAAGCGCGCCGTCTGGGGCCAGCGACAGGATGCCATCGCCGTCATGAACCAGCTCGCCGCCCGCTTCGGCCTCACCCCCGTCGACGAGGCCCGCGTCCGCGTCACCGGACAGGGCGATCTCTTCGACGAGATCCTGAAGACCCTCGATGGAGCCGATTGACCATCCGGTCTCGCGCTATGCGCTCGATGTGGTCGAGGGCCGCGAGACCGCCGGCGAGCTCGTGCGCCTCGCCTGCCTGCGCCACCTGACCGACCTCGAGACCGGGCGCGACCGGGGCCTCTGGTTCGACTGCAAGGCTGCGAGCCGGGTGCTGAACTTCGCCGAGCTGATCCAGCACACGACGGGGCCGCTCGCCGGCCGCCCGCTCACGCTCAGGCCCTGGCAGGCCTTCCGCCACGGCTCGGTCTTCGGCTGGAAGAAGGAGGGCGGCCTCCGCCGCTTCCGCACCACCTATCATCAGGTGGCGAAGAAGAACGGCAAGACCACCGACACGGCGGTGCCCGCCCTCTTCACCGCCCTCTTCGACCGCGAGGCGGCGCCACAGGGCTATTGCGCGGCCACCACGCGAGATCAGGCCGGGCTCCTCTTTCGCGAGCTCAAGCGCATGATCCGCGCCTCGCCGCATCTGTCGGCCCTGATGCAGGTCTGGCGCACCTCCATCGAGGTGCCGGCGACCGAGGGGCTGATCGCCTGCCTCTCGCGCGACGGCAACAGCTCGGACGGGATCAACCCGCACTTCGCCGCCCGCGACGAGGTCCACCGCTGGACCGACCGGGAACTCGCCGAGGTGCTGACGAACTCGATGATCGCCCGCGCCCAGCCCATCGACTGGGCCATCACCACCGCCGGCGCCGACCGCGCGAGCCTCTGCGGCGAGATGCGCGACTATGCCGAGGAGGTGGTGCGGGGCACGGTCAGCGACGACAGCTTCTTCGCCTATGTGGCCGAGCCCCCGCCCGATTGCGACGTGGCCGACCCGCGGTTCTGGAAGATGGCGAACCCGAACCTCGGGGTGGCCTTCTCCGAGGAGCGGTTCGGCGAGATGTACCGGGAGGCGACCGTCATCTCGGGCAAGATGCCGAACTTCCGCCGGCTGCACATGAACCTCTGGACGGAAGGCGCCCAGACCTGGATCGCGCGCGACGTCTGGGACCGCGGCGCCGAGCCGTTCGACCCGCGCGCGCTCTACGGCCTGCCCGCCTGGGTCGGCCTCGATCTGTCGAAGACCACCGACCTCACCGCGATCTCGGTCGCCGTGCCGAAGGACGGCCAGATCTATCTCCTCGCCTATTCCTTCCTGCCCGAGGGGCCGAAGGGCTTCATCGCGCGGGCGCAGAAGGAGAAGCGCGAATATGTCGCCTGGCGCGATGCGGGCTGGCTCGAGGTCCATTCCGGCGGCGTGATCGACGAGGATCAGGTGATCGAGCGGCTCGAGACGATCCGGGCGCGCTTCGACCTCCGCGAGCTTGCCTACGACCGCTGGGGGATGAAATACATGGCGAAGGAGCTCCTGAAACGGCGCTTCCCGCTGGTCGAGCACGGGCAGGGCTACGGCTCGATGTCCTCGCCGATGAAGCGGTTCGAGGAGGCGGTGGCGAAGGGCCGGATCCGGCACGCCGGCAACCCGGTGCTGGCCTGGGCGGTGGGCAACGTCCACCGCGACGAGGATGCGGCCGAGAACATCAAGCCGAACAAGGCCCGCTCGAAGGGCCGGATCGACCCGGCGGTGGCCGCGATCATGGCCCTGGGGCGCGCCGAAGCCGCCGAAGGCCGCCGCCGCGCGCGGGAAGTGGAGACGGCGTGAGCGGGCGCGCCGCTCGCGCTGCGTGAATGGCGGCCCTCGGGGCGGAAAGAACGGTTCCGACTTCTGGCGAGATCTACGGGATCACTCTGCCCGGGTTGGCACGCGGATACTGCTGCCTTTCGAGGAGCGTCATTCGTCCCGATTGCGTTTGATCCCGACGGGATCTATTTTTGAAGGGAGGGCCGATCAGTGATCGGCCCTCGGACAACGGAGACTGGATGTCAGAGCTTGTGTGATAGGGCTCTCTGAAAAGCAGAGAGCCTCGTGAAACAAAGGTCGCCGGGCGCGGAAGCGCTTGGCTGTTGATTCACATCTGCACACGAGACTTCAGTGAACATCTCCCGCAATGAACAACGTGCGCTGCACGTTCTGGCTCTCGGTGGCCGCATCCTGCATGAGCGCGATGACCGCCGTAAAATCACCGCTGTCACCTGCGTGACCCGCGAAGGCATGATCCTGTCCGACTTCGCGCTGGAAACCTTCCTCCGCCTGCGGCGCAAGCGGCTGATCGAATCCCGATCCGGCAGCCCCTACTGCATCTCGAAACGCGGGCGCTTGTCGGTGCGTGCCCAACTCGACAATCAGGGGGCGTGACATGCTGATCCGAAACGAAGTAGCAGATGACATCCCCGCAATACGCGCGGTCGTGACAGAGGCCATGAAGAAGCTGGCGCAATCCACTGGCACCGAGGCGCAGATCATTGACAGGTTGAGGGAAGACAAAGCCCTCGCCCTGTCACTCGTGGCGGAAGACGATGGCCGGGTGGTTGGTTATCTCGCCGCATCCCGAGCCCGGATCGGGGCGCAGGATGGCTGGGGCCTGATCGGGCCGCTCGCGGTCCTGCCGTCCAGACACCGCCGAGGGATCGGGAGCGCCCTGATGGCCGCCGCAATCCTGCGATTGCGGGCGACCTTCCAGGGAGCCGTTCTCGTTGGCGATCCAGGATACTATGGCAGGTTCGGCTTCAGGAGCTATCCGGGGCTGGTCGTGGGAGCCGTCCCGCCTGAATATGTGCTGGCCTTGCCCTTCGATGCCGCAGAGCCGCGAGGCGAAGTGATCCATCATCCGGCATTCGGCCTGAAGCAACGAGCGTGACGCGAGTCTGGGCCGCGCCGAAAGCTGCGCGGCCCAGGCAACCTGTGCCGATTGCGACCGTCCGCTCAGGCTCGGAGCGGACATTGCGCTTCGAGCAGCCGCAATACTCACCAGCATCACGAAGACAAAGAGCAGGCGCTCCCCGCGGGATCGTCTGGCGGAAGGAAGGACCGGCATGAGCAGATGGCCCCGATTTGGCGCTTCGCGAATGGCGGGCGCCTCCGTCCGCACCGAACCGCCGGTGACGGCGCCGCAGGCTGCGGCCGAGGCGAGCGGGACGGCGGCGCCGAAGCCGTGGCTGCAGGAGGTGGGCTGGAGCTCGGGCGGCGCGAGCCGGATCCGCACCCTGCCGCGCGTCTCGGCCGAGATCGCGCAGCGCCATGCCACGGTCTATGCCTGCTGCGCCGTCATCGCGGGCGATCTCGCCAAGGTGCCGCTGAAGCTCTTCCAGCGCACCGGCGACGGCCGCGAGGTCCGGGTGCGCGACCATGCCGCGCCCTATCTTCTGAATGTCGAGGCGGCGCCCGGCGTGGCGGCCTCGGTGGTGCGGTTCGCGCTCGGCTACGCCTTCACGCTCCGCGGCAATGCCTTCGCCTGGGCGCCGCGCGACGGAGCGGGCGAGCTCGAGCTGATCGATCTCGTGCGCCAGTCCGGCTGCAGCGTGCTCCGCGCCGGTCGGGACCGGTTCTACGACTTCGAGGATGGCGCGGGCCTCCGCCGCCGCGCGCCGGCCCGCGCCATGATCCATCTGCGCTACATGGCCGAGGACGGCTGGACCGGCCGCAGCCCGCTCGAGGTCGCGGCCGAGAGCGTGGGCCTCGCGCTGGCGGGCCAGGAGTCGGCCGCCCGGGCCGCCTCGGGCGTCACCGCCCGCGCCGTGATCCGGCTCCGCGACGATTACGAGGATGACGAGGCCCGCGTCCGCAGCGCCCGCCGGGTGGCGGCCGCGCTCCGGGCGCCGGAGGTCGAGGGCTTCCCGATCCTCGGCGAGGGCGAGGATGTGAAGACGCTCGACATGAAGGCCGCCGATCAGGAGCTCCTCGGCAGCCGCAAGTTCGACCGCGAGCAGATCGCGGCGATCTACCGGGTGCCGCCGGCGAAGCTCCAGATGATGGAATACGGCGTAAAAGCCAACGGCGAACAGCAGGCCATCGATTACCTCACCGACTGCCTCCTGCATTGGGCGAAGCAGATCGAGGACCAGCTCGCGCTCGGCGTGCTGACCGAGGCCGAGCGCCGGGCCGGATTCTACCTGAAACATGACTTCGGGGCCCTGCTCCGGCCCACGACGCGCGAACGCTACGAGGCCCTCGCCAAGGCGGTGGGCGGCCCGATCCTGACGCCGAACGAGGCCCGGCGCATCGACGGTTACGACCCCATCGAGGGCGGCGACCGGCTGAACCCGGCGCCGAACATGACCCGCAGCGAGGAGACTGACCCATGACCCGAACGCTCGCCAGCCTCTTCGGCCCCCTGCAGCCCATGGCGCTGGCCGAGGATCTGGCAGCCCCCCTCCTCGCGATGCCGATCCTGGAAGGCGCGGCCGGCGCGGCGGCGGCCCGCGCCGAGGCGGCCGGCCCGAGCGTCCCCGACCGCTTCACCGTCGCGCGCGGCCTCGCGGTGGTGCCGGTGCGCGGGATCCTCACGCCGAACATGGCGCAGTACGAGCGCTGGTTCGGCTGGGCCACCTATCATGGCCTCGCCGAGACGCTGGCCCACCTCGCCGCTAGCGAGGATGCCGCCGCCATCGTGCTCGAGATCGACAGCCCCGGCGGCCTCGTCTGCGGGATCGAGGCCGCGGCCGAGGCCATCGCCGCGGCCGCCGTCGTGAAGCCGGTCCATGCCCTCGTCTCGCCGCTGGCGGCCTCGGCCGCCTACTGGCTCGCTTCCCAGGCCACCGAGATCGTGATGACGCCGGGCGCGGTGGCGGGCTCCATCGGCGTGGCGCTCACCGCCGCGGCCCACGTCCAGCCGGGTGCCAACGGCGCGCAGATCTTCGAGATGAGCTCCCGCCACGCCCGCGCCAAGCGCCCGGATGCCTCGACCGAGGCCGGCCGCGCCGAGCTCCAGCGCAGCCTCGACGAGGCCGAGGCCGCGTTCCACGCCGCCGTCTCCGCCGGCCGCGCCATCCCCGCAGCCGAGCTTGCCGCGCGCCTCAGCGTCACCGACGATCCGCAGGACGGCGGCGCCACGTTCCGCGCCCCCGAGGCCATCCGCCGCGGCCTCGCCGACCGCACCGAGACTCGCGCCGCCTTCTATGCCCGCCTCACCGCCCGCACCGCGCCGAAGCCCCGCAGCCCCAGCCGCGCCTTCGCCGCTCGTGCCGCCGCGGCGAAGGCGGTCGCCCGGAGCTGAGGGCACCTCCTCACCAGATGAGCTTGATGCCCGACATCAGGAGTAGGACCGACAGCGTTCCGCGGAGCCAACGGTCGGACAGATAGCGGCTCCCGATATAGGCGCCGATGGTCCCGCCGGCAGCGACGGCGACCAGCCAAACAGGCAGTGCCGAGGGAGCCTGATCCCAGGCGGCGTAAGCCCCGAGCAGGGCTGCAGAGGAATTGATGAGGTTGTAAACGGCTGTCGTGGCTGCCGTTTGCCGCGCCGATCCCCACTTCATCGTCAGGATGATCGGGGCAAGGAAGACCCCGCCCCCCGTGCCGGTGGTCCCCGAGACGAACCCTATGACTGCCCCCGTGGCCAGGGCTGCGGCGAAGGGCGGGCAGCCGGCTTCTGCCGGATCGGGCCCCGGGCGAAGGATCGCGGTGCGGGCCATCTGGAGGGCGGACAGGATGAGAACCGCGCTGACAACCGGAAAGTAGATCCCCTCGGGCAGACGGATCGCTCCCCCGAGGAGCGAGAAGGGAAAGCCCAGAACAGCGAACGGCCAGACATTCTGCCATGAGAGCCGTCCAGCCCGCAGGAAGAGGGCGGTGCCGATGGCGGCCACCAGCAGGTTTAGGGACAGGGCCGTCGTCTTCATCGCGAGCGGGCCGAAGCCCGCCAGACCCATGATGGCGATGTAACCCGATGCTCCGGCCTGCCCGACCGCCGCATAGAGCAGGGCAGTCACCAGAAATGCCCCCGAGAGCAGAAGCGCCTCGCCGTTCACAACGACCTCGTAGCCTGCGACGCCTCACCTATGCCGCATCCGGAGACCGGGTCCAAGAGAAGCCGCTGGCTCCGAACCCACAGCCCGAGCCGAACCGCCGCCTCTCCGCCTCGCCGGCGCCCCGCAGCAGGCCGGCACCTGATCCACCTCTGAGCTGAGCCACGCCAAGCGGTCAGCCTTCACCCCTTCCCCATCCCCCGCCCGTGGCGGGGCCGTTCGGCTGCGCGGATGCAGCCCTGCCAAGAGAGGATCCCATGGCACGACAGAACCTCGACGACCTGCGCCGCGCCCGGAAGGCCGCGGCCGACACCATGGCCGCGGTGGCCGCCCGCATCGGCGCGCTCGAGGCGGCCGAGACACCCGACGCCGCCGCGCTCGAGGCCGAGACCGCGGCTTTCGCTGCTGCTGAAGCCGCCTTCGCCCGGGCCGATGCCGCCGTGACGCGCGCGGCGGCCGTGGAGGCTGCGCAGGCCGCGGCGGCGCAGGGCGATGGCGCGGGCGCCGGGAGCGGGACGGGTGCCGACGCCGTGCCGGCGGTGGCCGCCGATCCGGCCCATCGCGGGGTGGCTGCGGGCTTCATGGTCCAGGCGCTCGCGCGGACCAAGGGCGACCGCGACAAGGCCGCCCGCCTCCTCGAGGCCGAGGGCCATGGCGCGATCTCGGCCGCGCTCTCCGGCGCGAGCGAAGGCGCGGGCGGCGTGACGATCCCGCGGCCGCAGGCGGCCGAGCTGATCGAGATGCTCCGTGCCCGCGTCGTCGTGCGCGCCTCGGGCGCCCGCACCCTGCCGATGCCCGCGGGCGAGATGCGGCACGCCAAGCAGGTGGGCTCGGCCGTGGCCGCCTATGCCGCCGAGAATGCCGCCATCGCGCCGAGCCAGCCCAGCTTCGACAAGATCGACCAGAGCTTCAAGAAACTCGTGGGCATGGTGCCCATCGGCAACTCGCTCCTGCGGCACTCGGGCGTGGCGATGGCGCAGCTCGTGCGCGACGACCTCCTGAAGGTCATGGCGCTGCGCGAGGATCTGGCGTTCCTCCGTGGCGACGGCAGCGCCGACACGCCGAAGGGGCTCCGGCACTGGATGCTGCCCGCGAACTGGACGGCGGCGCCGGTGGCGGCCACGCCGGCGGCGGCGGAGGCCGCGATCCGGCGCGCGGTCTCGCTCGTCGAGGATGCCGACGTGGGCATGGTCTCGCCGGGCTGGATCATGCGGGCCTCGACGAAGAACTGGCTCGCGAGCCTGAAGGACGCGAACGGCAACCCGCTCTTTCCCTCCATCGGCGCCTCGGCCCAGCTCATGGGCTTCCCGATCCGCACGAGCTCGCAGATCCCCGACAACCTCGGCGCGGGCGGCGACGAGACCGAGATCTACTTCGGCGACTTCGACGAGGCGATGATCGGCGACAGCATGGCCCTCGTCGTGGGCTCCTCGACCGACGCCTCCTTCGTCGACGGCAACGGGGCGACCGTCTCGGCCTTCCAGAACGACCTGACCCTCATGCGCGCGATCTCCGAGCACGACTTCGCGCCCGCCCACGACGAGGCCTTCGCCGGCTTCAACGCCACCGGCTGGACGCTCTGACGCGGCTGCCGCCTCGCGCCATCCTCCCCGTTCCGCTCCATCCTCGGCCCCGGCGCTCCCCGGGGCCGAACCACATTCATCTCCCGGAGAGACCCATGAAGACCATCGTCACCTTCATCCGCCCCTGGAACCGCTACAACCGCGGCGAGACCGCGGGCTTCGACCCTGCGACGGCCGCGGCCCTGATCGGCGTCCATGCCGTGCCTTACCGGCCGGCCGAGGCGGCACCTATCGCGTCGGCCGCGCCGCCTGTTGAACCGGCGACCCCTGCCCCGAGCTTCGAGGCGGCCATGGCCGCGCTCGAGACGCCGCCCGAGACCGCGCCGAAGGCCTCGGCAACCGGCACGGCCGACCTGCCGGTGCAGGGCCGGCGGAAGTGACCCCATGCGCGTGATCGAGCCCCCGGCGCTCGCGGTGTCGGTCGAGGCCTTCAAGCGGGCGGTCCATCTCGACGGGCCGGACGACGATCTCCTGATCGCCGAGCTCCTCGCCGCCGCCACCGAGGTGGTCGAGACCGCTGCCCGCCGCCCCCTCATGCCCCGGCTCGTGGCCTTCGAGACCCCGGCCGGGCGCTGGTCGCGCTGGTATCTGCCCATCGCGCCGGTGATCGAGCTGGTGGAGATCTCCGACCCCGCCGCCCGGCTCGTGCGCAGCTTCACCGAGCCCGCGCTCGAGCGCCCCGAGGCCGAGGGTGCGGTCAGCCTCACCGCGCTCTGCGGCCATGAGGATCCGGCCCAGATCCCCCGCGGCCTCTGCCAGGCGGTGATCCTGCTCGCGAAGGAATGGCACGATGCCGGGATCGGGCCGGCCGAGAGCGCGCCGCCGCTCTCCTTCGGCATCCAGCGGCTGATCCGGCAAGCGCGCTACGCCCGGCCGATGGTGTCGGAATGAGAGCCCCGCGCTTCGACCGCCGGGTGCAGATCCAGCGCGCCACGCCCGCCGACGACGGCTTCGCCTCGGTCGAGGTCTGGGCCGACCATGGCTCCCCGCTCTGGGCCGCCCGCGCCGATCTCAGCGACAGCGAGCGCTGGAACGCCGGCGAGGTGGCGGCGAGCGTCACCACCCGCTTCACCCTCCACCGCACCGCCTTCGCGAGGGGCCTCACCCCGAAGGACCGCCTCCTCTCCGAGGGCCGCACCTTCGAGATCTCCGGCATCAAGGAAAGCGGCGCCGGCCGCCGCTTTCTCGAACTGACCTGTTCCGCGAGGACCGACCGATGAGCGTCACCGTCTCCGTCACAGGCCTCCGCGAGCTCGAGGCCCAGCTTGCGAAGCTCTCGAAGGCCACGGGCAAGGCGGCGCTGCGGCGGGCGCTGAAGACGGCAGCCCAGCCCTTGGCCGATCTGGCCCAGAGCAAAGCCCCGGTCGGCGACACCCGCACGCTCGCGCCCTCGATCACGGTCGGCACGCGCCTCAGCGAGCGGCAGGCGAAGCGGCATCGCCGCATGTTCCGCGACGACCGGGCCAGCGTCGAGATGTTCGTGGGCGCAGGGCCGCTGCCGAGCGCGCACAATCAGGAGTTCGGCAACATCCACATGGCGGCCCAGCCCTTCCTGCGCCCGGCCTGGGATCAGGACCGCGAGGCCCTCCTCGAGCGCCTCCGCGCCGATCTCTGGCAGCAGGTCTCGAAAGCCATCGTCCGCGCCGAGAAACGCGCCGCACGAGCGACGGCCAAGAGGACAGGATCATGACAGAAGAGAAGAGACATCCCGATACGGTGGTGCGCCAGCTCGCCGATCTGGCGGCGCAGCATGGCTACGGCCTCATGGCGGTCGAGCTTGTCAGCCGCACGCCGGTCGGCGTGACCGTGCCGCGTCATATCTATGGCGCCCCCCGCCCCGCCTCGGAGGGCTGAGGCTATGGAGGAAGCCCTTCGCGCCCTCCTCCTCGGCACGCCGGCGGTGGCGGTCCTCGTCGGCCGCCGCGTGAACTTCGGCGCGCACCCGCAGGGCGAGCCGCTGCCGGCGCTGGTGCTCAGCACGGTGAGCGACCGCGAGGGGCTCACCCTCGCCGGGCCGGACGGGCTGCAGCGCGCCCGCGTCCAGATCGACTGCTACGCCGAAAGCTACGGCGCAGCCAAACAGCTTTCCCGCGCCGTGCGCGCCGTGCTCCACGGCCACAGCGGCGGCGGGTTCCGAGGTGTCTTCCTCGACGGCGCGCGCGACCTCCGCGAGCCCGGCGACGACACCGGGCGGCCCTATCGGGTCTCGCTCGACTTTCTCACCATCTACTCAGCATAGGAGGGCCGGATGGCCTCGAAACAGATCATCGCCTATGGGGCCAAGGTGGAGCGCTCCACCGATGGGACCAGCGGCTGGACCGTGATCCCGGAAGCCAAGGGCATCGCCGTGCCTGTCGTCGAGCAGGATTATCAGGACGTGACCTCGCTCGACAGCGAGGGCGGCTACCGTGACTACATCAAGGGGCTGAAGGACATCGGCCAGATCACCATCCCGATGGGCTATACCTCGGCGGGCTACGCCGCCATGATCGCCGATCAGGAGGCGCCGAACCCCATCCACTACCGCGTGACGATGAAGCCCGCCCCGGACCAGAGCACGGGCGACGTGTTCGAGTTCCGCGGCTTCCCGGTGCCCCAGATCGAGGCGGGCGACCTCGGCGCCCCGGTCGGCATCAACCTCAACATCCGCGGGACCGGCGCGCCCACCTGGACGCGGGGGACGGAGGCATGAACATGATGCGGGGTGCTGTTGCTTTCGAGGCCGAGGGGCGTGAGCGCTTCATCCGCCTGACGACCAATGCCCAGGTCCGCTATCAGGAGCGGGCCGGGGAGACCCTCGTCGATGCCATCGTGGCGATGCAGGGCGAGGGCTCGCAGGGCGACATGCTGCGGCTCCGGCGCCTGATCTGGGCCGGCATGGGCCACGAGGGGCTGAGCGAGGATGCGGCGGGCGACCTGATCGACGAGATCGGGCTGGCCGAGGCCTCGCGGCTTCTGGGCGATGCGATCCGCGCGGCCTTCCCCGAGGCGGCCCGGGCCGAGCCTGAGACCGGATCCGAGGACGCCGGGGGAAACGCCCCGGCGCCGGCCAAAGCGAAAGCCAAGCCGGCCGCGGCCTGATCGAGGACCTCCTCGCCCGGTGGCTCGCCGCCGGGCAGGACACCGAGCTGTTCTGGCGCCTCACCCCGCGCGAGGTGCTGGGGGTGCTCGAGGGCGACTACAAGCGGCGGCGCCGCGAGATCGAGGACCGGCGCGTCCTGCAGCACGAGTTCGCAACCCTCGTGGCCTTCGCCTTCCACCAGCCAAGCAAGATGCCGGACTACAAGCCGCCGGCAGAGGCAAGCGCGCCGCCCGCACAGAAGGCGGACGCCGGCTGCGATGCGGACCACGAGCGGGTGCGCGGGTTGCTCATCGGCATGGCGCTCAGAGGGCGCGGGTGATCCCCGGGTTGACCCGAGCATGGCGCGGTCCGCCGCCGGACGCGCCCCCCAATCGCAACTGACCAGGCCGCCTCCGGGCGGCCTTCTCCATGAGGAGGCTTCCCATGTCGGCAGTCATCGGCGCGCTCCGGGTCAACCTCGGCCTCGACAGCGCAGAGTTCCAGAAGGGCCTGAAGAAGGCGCAATCCTCGCTCGGGGCGGCGGCGAAGGCCTTCGGCGCGCTCTCGGCCATCGGCGTCACCGTTGGCACCGCAATGACGGCAATCGTCGCCCCGACCGCACGCGCGGCCAACGAGATCAGCCGTCTGTCGCAAGTGGCCGGCACCACGCCCGCTGCGCTGCAGCGCTGGTCCGCAGGGGCGAAAACGGTCGGGATCGAGCAGGAGAAGCTGGCCGACATCCTGAAGGATGTGAACGACAAGGTGGGCGACTTCCTGTCCACCGGCGGCGGGCCGATGAAGGACTTCTTCGAGCAGATTGCGCCGCGCGTCGGGGTGACGGCCGAGCAGTTCCGCAAGCTCTCCGGGCCGGATGCGCTGCAACTCTACGTCACCAGCCTCCAGAGGGCGGGCCTCGCGCAGTCAGAGATGACCTTCTACATGGAGGCCATTGCGAGCGACAGCACGCTCCTTCTGCCGCTTTTGCGCGACAACGGTGCCGAGATGGAGCGGCTCGGCGCGGCGGCATCCAGTCTCGGCGCTGTTCTCGGGGATGATGCTGTCGAGGCGTTGCGCCGGGCTCACCTTGCACTTGGCGACGTGTCCACCGCCCTGCAGGGCGCGCGTGACCGGATGGCTGCCGAGCTTGCCCCCGCGGTCGAGGCGATGGCCGCTGCCTTCACCAATTCGATGCGCGAGGGCGGTGCGCTGCGGACGGTGCTGGACGGTCTCGGCGGTGTCGCGGCTTCGGCGGTGCAGGGCATCGCTTCCCTTGCGGACCACGCGGATATTCTGGCCTCTGCGCTCGTCGGTATCGCGGCTACTGCTATCCCCAGCATGATGACTGCGGTCGCAGGCATGACGACCGGATTGGGTCTGGCTACGATTGCGACCAACACCCTCACCGGTGCGCTCGGCTATCTGCGAGCGGCTGTAGCGCTTGCCGGCGGGCCGTGGGGTATTCTCGCAGGGGCGGTGGCGTCGACGGCTGCCTACTTCCTTGTATTCCGCGACAATGCGGGCCTCGCCGAGACCGCCGCTTACAACGTGCGGGATGCGGAGCTTGCCCTCCGCGGCGAGCTCGAGGCCTTCGCCACCGCCTCGAGCCCGGCTGCGCGCGAGGAAAGCCGCAAGCGGGTGATCTCTCACTTCGAGCATGCGCGCGCTGCGCTTCAAGCGGCTCAGGCAGAATTGGCTCTTGCCCAGGCGATGGGCGAGGATATCAAACCCGGTTCCCTGATGGACATGGCGGCATCCGAGGAGGGCACTCGATCCTTGGATGCGCGCAGCAAGAAGGTGCAGGAGCTCACCGCAAACGTCACTCGCATGGCTGAGGCGGTGAAGCAGGCGACCGCGACCGGCGGCGGTGGCGAGACGGTGATCCCTCAGCCGTCTGCAATCACACCCACTACGAAGGCGGTCAAGGATCTTGGATCGGCCGGGCGCTCAGCGGGCAGGCAGATCAAGGACGGTATGAATGGCGCGAAGGAGAGCGCCAACGAGTTTGCCGATGCGCTCCGGCAGAACGTCGTTCAGTCGATTTCCTCGGCCGTGGGCAGCGCCGTCGACTGGATGCTCGACGGCTTCGAGGGCGGCTTCAAGGGCCTTCTCGACATCGCGAAGACCACGCTGAAGCAGATCATCGGCATGTTCATGACGAACCGGATCACGCTCTCGCTCGGCCTCGGCGTCTCGGGCGGTGCCGCCGGCGTGGCCGGCGCGGCCGCGGCGGGCGTGCCGGGCATGGGCGGCGGCGGCCTCGGGATGCTGGGGAGCCTCTTCGGCGGCGGTGGCGGTGGCGGGGTCCTGGGCAGCATCGGCTCCGCCTTCAGCGCCTTCGGCAGCGGGGCTCTGGGCTCGCTCGGCAACTTCTTCTCCGGCGGCCTCTCCGGGGGCTTTGCCTATATCGGCCAGTCGCTCGGCATGGCGACCAGCAGCCTCGTGGGACTGGCGCAGGCGGCCGGCGCCATTCTCGGGCCCGTTGCCGCGGTGGCCGCGGCTTTCTCCTTCTTCGGCTCGAAGACGAAGCTCCTCGATGCCGGCCTCCGCGTCACCGTGCGCGAGCTCGATGCGATGGTGGAGAGCTACCGGAAGGTGGAGAAGTCCCGGTTCGGCGGGCTGTCGAAGTCCCGGCGCACGAGCTATGGCCTGGCAGACGGCGCGGTGGCGGGCCCCATCGTCAAGGCCGTGAGCCAGATGCAGGCCTCGGTCATGGATGTGGCGGATACGCTCGGCATCGGCGCCGAGGCCTTCAAGGGCTTTGCGGCGTCCGTGAAGTTCTCGACCAAGGGGCTCTCCGACGAGGAGATCGGCGCGAAGCTGCAGGAGAAGCTGACCGAGCTCGGCGACAATTTCGCGGCGCGTGCCTTCGGCTATGTGGGCCGGAACGACCAGGCGATCCGGGACCTCGAGACGCGGATCGCCGAGGGCACCTCCGATGCAGTCGTGACCGGCCTCAAGGGCTCCATCGGCGACCGGCTGCTCTCCGCCTTCTTCGGCCGGAAGCAGCAGGGCGACCTGGCCGAGCTGATCGCGGGCAACAGCCTCGTCTCGACCCGGCCCGAGCTCGCCGCTCTGGTCAAGGAGGGCGAGAGCTTCGTCGAGGCCCTGCAGCGGCTGAGCGCGGCCATGTCCGGGGTCAACGGCGTCATGGACACGCTGGGGCACAGCTTCCGGGCGGTGGATATGGTGACCGCCGGCATGGCCTCGGATCTGGCCGCGCTCTTCGGCGGGCTCGACGGGCTCGTCTCCGCCACCTCCTCCTATTATCAGGCCTTTTACAGCGAGGCCGAGCGGATGGAGACCGCGACCCGGCAGGCGACCGAGGCGCTGGCCAAGCTGGGTGTGGCCCTTCCCGAGACCCGCGCCGAATACCGCCGGCTGGTCGAGGCGCAGGATCTCACCACCGAGCGGGGGCGGGAGCTTTACGCGGCCCTCGTGGGCATGGCGGGCGTCATGGACCAGATCCTGCCCAGCGTGGCCAGCTTCTCGGCCGGGCTGGCGGGCCTCGTGGGCACGATCACCACGGATCTCGACGGCATGATCTCCGGCGCGGCCGAGGCGCAGCGGGCGGCGGCCGCGGCGGCCAAGGGCTGGTATCAGGTCACCGTGGCGCTCCGCGATTATATCGGCGACCTGCGCAGCGCAGCCTCCGAGCTGATCAGCCCGGCGGTGGCGGCGGCGCAGTCGCAGGCGCGCTACCAGACGATGCTGGCAGGCGCGATGGCGGGCGATCAGGAGGCGGCCAAGGCCGTCTCCGGCGCGGCCTCGGCCTATATCGACGCCGTGCGCGGACAGGCCCGGTCGGCGGTGGATGTGGCGCGCGCGCAAGCGCAGGTGCTCTCGGACCTCCAGCTCCTGCAGGGCGTGACCGGCCTCGAGGGGGCGAAGGAGGATGTGCTGGCCGGCCTCTATCGGGAGCAGGTCGATCTCCTGACCGAGGTGCGGGATTACCTCGCGGGCGGCGGGGCGCTGAAGCCCGAGCAGATCGCGGCGCTGAACGCGCAGCTGGGCAGCCTCGAGGACGCCATCGCGGCGGCGAAGGAGATCTCCTACGCCGCGCTCCGCGAGCGGATCGATGTGACCGTGGGGCTGACGGCGACGGCGGACATCCCGGCCGACCTGCGCCGCATCCTGAAGAATGCCACGAGCGGCGTCGAGGTCTCGCTCGACATGGTGCTGCGGCGGATGGATCTCACCCCCGATCTGGTCTGGATCGCGGCGAAGCGGTCTTCCGACCATCTCGCGCGCATCACCTATCTGGCGAAGGCCGACGCGCTGCCCGACGATCTGCGCGCGCTGGCGGCCGTCCGCGTGGCGCAGTCGGTGCGCCGGCTCGCGCTGGTGATGGACAGGCCCGCCTCCGACCTCGGCATGGCGGAACTCCTCAAGGCCATCGGCGCCAAGGGCGGCCGGATCACCCTCGGCGGGAGCTTCGCCTTCGACCCCTCGACCGGCTTCTCGAGCTGGTTCGAGACGGCGACACAGGGGGCGATCACGGCGCCGATGACGGCGCTGCGCACCGCGCTCGACGATCTGCGGGACGCGATCCTTGCCCAAGAACGCGCGGCCGGGCAGCGCGAGCGCGGAGCGGCGCTCTCGGCCTATGCCGGGGGGCTCGCGACCAATGCCGCCGGGGACATTCTGGCCACCGACAAGCAGATCATGACGATGGCCGCCAAGGCCGGGATCTCGACCGACGGCAAGACCATCGGGCAGGTGATGCGGGCCATCGAGGGCTTCTCGCCGCTCGACGGGATCGAGACGATCCGCCGGCTGCCGGGGAGCCTGAAGGACTACCTCTGGGGCATCTTCCAGCAGCGGAATGGCCGGATCCCGCTCGATACCGCCGATTATCTGCGGCTCTATCCGGACGTGGCGGCCGATGAGTTCGGCTACGACCCGACCATCCACTACCGCAACCACGGCCGCGAGGCGATCCTTGCGGGCCTGCGGCCCTTCAAGCCGGAGGTGTTCGACTGGTCGGCCCTCGGCCTCGATGTCCCGGGCTTCGCCGCGGGCGGGCTGCACACGGGCGGCCTGCGTCTCGTGGGCGAGCTCGGCCCCGAGCTCGAGGCCACCGGCCCGAGCCGCATCCACAGTGCGGGACGAACCGCCGACATCCTCGGCGGCGCCGCCATGGGCGCCTCCGAGGTGGCCGGCGCCGTGCGCGACCTGCAGGCCGAACTCGTGGCTCTGCGGGCCGAGAATGCCCAGATCGCGCGCGAACTGGCCGAGATGAAGGTCTGGGCCCGCAAGGGCGCCGAGGCCTCCACCGCCACCGCGAAGGACCTGCGCCGGATCGGGACGGTGGGGGTGCGGATCGACCCGACGGAGGCCCTCTGATGCGGATCATCCTGCCGACCCCGGTGACGCCGGCGGCGCTCCTCGCGAGCAACATCCCCGAGGACGACCATCCCGCCTGGGGCCCGGGCCAGACCTATGACCGCGGCGCCCGCGTCGTGGCCCATCACGGCGTCTGGGAGAGCGTGGCCGACGGCAACCAGGGCCACGATCCGGCGGCGGACGTGCTCGGCAGCTGGTGGCTCCGGATCGGGGCCACCAACCGCTGGCGCGCCTTCGACGAGCGGATCGGCGGCCAGACGGTGGGCGGCCCCACCATCGCCTATTCCATCCGGCTGCCGCGCACTCTGAACCGCATCGCCTTCTTCAACCTCGATGCGGCTTCGGTCCGCGTGAAGGTCACCACGCCTGGCGGTGCCACGATCCACGACCGGACGGAGGGTCTCGTGGCGCGCGATCCGGTCGGCACCTTCTGGGAATATGTCTTCACCGAGTTCGCCTTCACCCCGAACCTGATCGTGGCCGCCCCGCTTCCCGCAGGCGCCACGCTCGACATCACGGTGACGGGGGGCGCCGTCACCCGCGTGGGCGAGATCGTGATGGGCCGCGACACGCCGGTCGGCACCACCGTGGCCGGCACCGGCCTCGGCCTCGTCGACTATTCCGTGAAGCAGCGCGACGAATGGGGCGGGCTCTATATCGTGCCGCGCCCCGTCACCCGCACCGTCTCGCTGGCCTTCCAGGTCCCGCTCGAGGGCGCGGCCCGCGTCCAGTCGATCATGGAGCGGGTCTCGAGCCGGCTCGCCGTCTTCTATGCCGGCGAGGGGGTCGACCTCTGGGGCACCACCGTCGCCGGCATCCTCCGCGATTACGACCTGACCCTCGGCCATGCCATCTGCGACGGCCGCGCCGAGGTCGAGAGCCTCGCCTGACGCAAGGAACCTCCCATGGACTTCTTCTCTCCCCCGCCGACGCCGCCGAACAGCGGCAACCCCGGCACCTTCAACGACGATGCCGATGCCTTCCTGGGCTGGTTCCCGGCCTTCGTGGCCGAGCTGAACGCGCTTCTGCCCTATCTGACCGGAGCGGGCTTCGGCGACGGCACCGCGGCCGCCCCGGAGCTCTTCTGGAAGGGCGATCCCGACACCGGGTTCTTCCGGCCGGGGAGCAACGCGCTGGGGGTGACGGCCGGCGGCGTCCTCCGGCTCACGGTCTCGGCCCTCGCGCTCACTTCGACCGTGCCGCTCCGGGCGCCGCTCGGCACGGCCGCGGCGCCGGGGATCGCGTTCGAGGCCGATCCGAACACCGGGATCCGGAGCGACGGGGCGGACGTCCTGCACTTCGTCACCGGCGGGGCCACGCGCGGCTTCTTCTCCACCACCCACTTCCAGTCCACGCTGCCGGCCGTGCTGCCCGGCGGGGCGGCGGCCGCCCCCGCTCTCACCTTCGCGGGCGATCTCGACACCGGGATCTTCCGGGCGGCGGCGGACCTCCTCGGGATCGCGGCCGGGGGCGAGGAGCGGTTCCGGGTCGGCTCCGGCCGCGTGGCCTCCCTCGTGCCGTTCAGCGTTCCGAGCGGGACCCAGACCTTCCCCGGCTTCACCTTCAACGAAGAAGTGGGCTCGAACACCGGCTTCTTCCTCGCCGCCGAGAACGAGCTCGGCGTCACCTGTCAGGGCACGGAACGGGCGCGGTTCACGCCCTCGGGCATGGAGCTGAAGGGGCTCCTCTCCGGCACGGCCGTGACCCAGAGCGATCTCGACACCACGCCCGGGCGCCTCCTCAAGGTCGGGGACTACGGGCTCGGCGGCACCGCCCGCCCGATCCCGGGGAGTGACGCGGACCAGATCGGGACGACGGGCTTCTATCAGGTCACGGGCAACACGCTGAACCGTCCGGCCGGTATGGGCGTCGGCACTCTGCAGCACATCCAGCACGGGGCGAACCGGGCGGTGCAGATCGCCTATCCGCAGACGGCGAGCGACACCGGGCGCTGGTGCCGGCAGAAGGACACCAGCTGGGGCGACTGGTTCCTGACCTACGACCAGCGCAACATCGTGGGCGCCGTGAGCTGGAGCTCCGGCTTCCCGCGCGGCGGCATCATCGAAAAGGGCGAGACGGCTGGCGCAGAATATGTCCGCTTTGCGGATGGGACGCAGCTCTGCCGCCTGGTCCAGACCGGGGTTCCGGGTCCGACCACGCCGCAGGGGTCGCTCTATCGCACCGAATGGCAGACGGTGACGTTGCCAGTCGAGTTCGTGAGTGGGGCCCTGAACGGGCATTGCGTGACGGGCGGCTGCCGGGGCGGCTCGGTGATCTCGCTCCTCGGCCGGCCGGGGGCCTCGAACGTCGCCGCCTACATGCTGCTGGCGCCGACGTCCTACGCCTCGACGCAGACCGTCGATCTTCTCGTCACCGGCCGCTGGAGGTAACCTGCCATGATGCGCATTCGCATGGTCCCGCTTCGGCGGATGTATGAGCTGACCCTGTTCCGGGTGCAGGGGGACACCCTGATCTGCAATGACATGGTCTACGACTTCAGCGGCGTCGAGGAGGGCGACGTGCTCCCCTGGGACGCCATGGACAACACCTGGGTCACGAGCAACGTCACCCGGGTCGACGGCGTCCTCGAGTTCGAGGTGGTCTTCCCCCACGGCTATTACGGGGACCTGCCCTTGCCGAACCCCGGCATCCTCGAGGTGGAGGATCAGGACATCCCGATCCCGCCCTATCTCCCGCCGTCCTCGGAGGACTGATCCATGGCAAGGAAGAGAGCAGCAATGACGAACGCGACCATCGATTACAGCAGGCTCGTCAAGGCCCGGGACATCAAGGCGCAGGCCGAGGCCCGCGCGCGGGGGCCGTCCGAGATCACCCTGCTGCAGGCCATGATCGTGGTGGGCGAGGAGAAGTGGGCTGAGGCGATGGCCATCGCGGAGGACGCCTCCTACCCCTGGGCGATGCGGGCGGCGCTGCGCGGCGCGACGGTGCTCGTCCGAGACTCGGAGACGATGGACACGCTGGCCTTCCTCCTCGGCTTCTCGCCGGAGGAGACCGACCGGCTGTTCCTCGACGCCGCGCAGGTGAGGCTCTGAGCCTGCTCGAGCACGGCGCGTAGCCCGGGCTGTCGGCCGCCCGAGACACCCTCCCGATCATGATGAAAGGACCCGGCCGCCCCCGGCCGGGCCGGCAGACGCGCACAGCGCACACAACAGGAGCGGCGCGATGCCGGAAAAGGGACTGATCGACACCATCACGGCGCTCTGGGGCGGGGCCATCGCCACGCTGATCGCGGCCGCCATGGGGCGGCTCATGTATCACACAGGCGAGGTCCGCGCCCGCCGCCGCGCCTTCTTCGGCCGCGAGCTACTCTGGGAGATCCCCGCCCTCGTCGCCATGGCCTTCGTGGGCGAGGCGCTGAGCTCGTACCTCGACCTCGACGGCCGGGCGGCCATGGGACTCGTCGCCATGCTGGCCTATCTCGGGCCGCGGGGGACTACGGCGATGCTGGAGCGGCTCTGGCGGGGCCGGAGCGCGGGGTGAAAAACTCTCACGAGTTTACAATAGGATCTAACTCTAAGCAGAATTGCCCTCCGCCATTCTGTCGGCAACTGCACGCCAAGTGGCACTATTTATCAGCTTGGACGGCATGACCTTTAGACGCGTGCATCCAGGCAGGTCCCTGATGGTGTCCTTCAAGCTCGTCACTTGGCTATCGTATAGCCACGGATTGAGACGGATCGCTTTGATCGCCTCGAGAGGAAAGTCAATGAAGATAGCTGACTCTTGGGCCGAATCAGTCTCAATGATAACCCTATACTCACGCTCAGCTCTGAAGCCGTATCTCTTAAAGAACGGAAGATTGTCTATGTGATGCGGAGTCAGAGCCTTCACCTTTTCCAGCGTCAGATAAGACACCTCGCCGTACCGAACCCTCTTTCCACGTTGCTTCTGCAATTCATTAAAATAAATTTCAAGCGTTTTCCTATCCAAGACCAAACATGCCCCCGATGCACCGCCTCCGAATATCTTCCAGTGATGATAAGTTTCTCCACGGAGCGCCGCGCACATGCCATAGAGTCCGGCCGCCCCCTTATAGTCCTTGTATTTCTGCATAAATAGTCGGTCGTTTCGGTCATCCCAGCTGTCCGGGTTCAAAAGGGCAAGCTTCTTTTGTCGCAGAACGTCGATCAACGAAGCAATTGTCATATACCGCCTAATGCTAATTCCTTTCGTCGCCTCGCTCATTCTCACCCCGCGAAATTAAAACAGATTTGCACAGAGGAAACTGTTGGGACCGGCGCCCCACTCTGTCAAGGGGGTAATGTGGACTAACGGCAGCGGCTCATCGCCTGTTAATTGTCGGAAGTGCGGTGGCACGAATATGCTAGCGGAAGCGCTTCTCTTCGAAGCCGCTGGCGCCCGCGTTTTGAGTCGTGCCCCTGCTTCCAAAAGCGCGGCTCAAGTAGCTTTGTAAACGAAGATCGGCTTAGGGGCGCAGAGGTTAAACCTTCCGCCGATCCCTGTAGCTCAACGGATCTCCATGAGGTTTCATGTCACCACCCTTACTTGAGGGCGCCCGCAGCGCCCCTCAGGCAGGGGCCGGGCTGCGTCAACAGCCCGAACCACGCGGCCAATGTCTCACCACGACCGCGCCAGCCTGTCCGAAGCCTTTCAGACTGCCTGCCACCCCTCGCGAGGGCAGGCGCCTTGTGAGGCAGAATCACCTTATGAAACAAGTACCTCCCGCCGCCCCGGTGGCCCCGTGGCTCGGCGGCAAGAAACGTCTCCACCCGCTCATCCTCGAGCGGATCGAGGCCATCCCGCACCGCGCCTATGTCGAGCCCTTCGTCGGCATGGGCGGGATCTTCCTCCGCCGTAGGTTCCGGCCCCGCCTCGAGGTCATGAACGACCGCAACGGCGAGATCATCAACCTCTTCCGGATCCTGCAGCGGCATTACCCGCAGCTCCTCGAGATCATGCGCTTCCAGATCTGCAGCCGGCGGGAGTTCGACCGGCTGCGCCTCACCGACCCGGCCACGCTCACCGACCTCGAGCGGGCCGCCCGGTTCCTCTATCTCCAGCGGCTCAGCTTCGGCGGCAAGCTCGACGGGGTCTTCGGCGTCTCGGCCGGGCACGGGCCGCGCTTCTCGCTCGCGCGTCTCGAGCCGGTGCTCGACGCTGCCCACGAGCGGCTCGACGGCGTGGTCTTCGAGAGCCTCGACTGGGCGGATCTCATCCCGCGCTACGACACGGCCGAGACGCTCTTCTATCTCGATCCGCCCTACTTCGGCGGCGAGAACGACTACGGCCGCGGGATCTTCGACCGGGCGCAGTTCGCGCGGATCGCCGAGATCCTCGGCAGCCTGAAGGGCGCGTTCCTCCTGTCGATCAATGACACGCCGGAGATCCGGGCGCTCTTCGGCCGGTTCCATCTGGAGCCGGTGCGGCTGAATTACTCGGTCTCCGCCTCGGGCAGCACCGAGGCGCAGGAGCTCCTCGTCTCGAACCGCGAGCGGATCGCGACCCTCCTCTGAAAACCCATCCTCTCGACCACCACGCCCCGCCCTCGAGCGGGGCTTTTGCATATGGAGAACGACGTGACGACATCCGACATCCAGCGGCTGCTCTCGGCCGCGGGGCTCTACCGCGGCGCCATCGACGGCGACGCGGGGCCGCTGACCCAGGCGGCGGTACTGGCGGCGCTCGAGGGAGAGCCGGTGCCCTGGCGCGCTTGGCCCGCTCCCCGGCAGCGGATCGCGGCGGGCCAGGCGGTGCTGGCGCGGCTCAGGCACGCACCCGGCCGGATCGACGGGCTCCTCGGGCCCAACACCCGCGAGGCACTGACCGCCTGGGCCTCCGAGCCGGTGCGCGCCGCCGTCGACCGGGTGCCGCAGCCCGGCCATGCCGTGGCCGATGCCCAGGGCGCCTATCCCCGGCAGGAGTCGGTGGCGACCTTCTACGGCGTGGCAGGCGGCCCCGACTGCACCGCGGGCATCGTCGAGCTGCCGATCCCGTTCCGCCTCGCCTGGGATCTCACCACGAGCATCACGAGCTTCCGCTGCCACAAGCTGGTGGCGGCACCCATGACGCGGATCTTCCGCGAGACGGTGGCGCATTATGGCGCCGCCGAGTTTGAGAACCTGCGGCTGAACCTCTTCGGCGGCTGCTTCAACCACCGGCCCATGCGCGGCGGCTCGGCCCTCTCGATGCACGCCTGGGGCATCGCGGTCGACCTCGATCCCGAGCGCAACCCGCTCCGCTGGGGCCGCGACCGGGCGAGCTTCGCCGCGCCTGCCTACGAGCCCTTCTGGACCATCGTCGAAGCCGCCGGCGCCACGAGCCTCGGCCGCGCCTGCAACCGCGACTGGATGCACTTCCAGTTCGCCCGCCTCTGAAGGAGAGAGCCCATGTCCACAATCTTCGCCCTTACCCCGGCCCTCTGTGTGTCCGCCTTCATCCTGCTCGTCGGCTGGCCGCTGGTCGCAATCCTCGCCCGGGTGGCCGGCTCGGTGATCTCGGCCATGATCGTCGCGGCGCTCGCGGAACCCGCCGCCGCCTCGACCGGCAGCGACCTGCTGACCACCTTGGCGCCAAGCCTCCTCGATCTGGCCGGCGTGGCACTGACCGCGCTGATCGGGTTCGCAACGATCCGCTTCCAGCGCTGGACCGGGATCCAGATAGAGGCACGGCACCGCGAGGCGCTGCACTCCGCCATCATGACCGCCGCGCGCTCGGCGGTGGCGCGGGGACTGACGCGCGAGGACGCGGCCGAGTTTGTCTCGTCCTATGCCCGCGCCTCGGTGCCCGACGCGCTGAAGCGCCTGTCGCCCTCAGCAAAGACACTTGAGACGCTTGTCCGCTCGAAGCTGCTGGAGGCCGGCGGGCGCTAATGCCGGCTCCTGCCTCGGCCGCTCCGCCGGATGCGGCCGAGATCCTGAGAAGCCGAAAACGATAACTTTGGCACCTAAAGCCCGAGGAAAGCGAATGGCGTCTTGGGAATGGCGTGGCGTTCAAAATCGCGCCGCATCATCGCCTTCGCCCGCTCTCCTCCTTCCTGCCATCTTCCCTTTAGGATTTTCACCCTTTCATCTTTCTCCCACGGCCGCGCAACGCCGTCCTGCGCCAATCGCGCATACCTACCACGCAAATTCTTCACTATGTCCCGAAAGAATAATACGCTACCCCGCTGAGACGCCGGCAGAAGCAATGCGGCCGCTTCTGCCGCCGCCCATGCTTCTGCGTAAAGCTGGGGGAACTTCTCGTCATTAGACTCGAGATGCATGGCAAGTAATGAGATTGCTCGAACATATGCCAAATAAGCTGCCTCTCTCGCCTCTCGCTCGCGAATGCGATGAGCCAGGCGGATCTGCCAGCCCCACGCCATAATGGTAACGAACAGGCCGATAAACACCGCACAGATCTCGCCGTGTTCGGCGGCCGCCTTCGGTATAGATCCGACAGCTGACAAAAACTCGTTTACACGGTCTCCAACGTAATCGCCCACGCTCACCCCCCGAACGGACCTCTAGACGTCGCGACCTTACTGCGCTTCAAATTCCGCGTGCCTTACCGCAGCAGGACGGAAGCTCCTCGACGTTGCCCAACAGCGTAAATGCCACCGCGCGGATGTATTGCTGCTTGTGACAACGAGATAGCACCACCTCGGTCATCAGGTGCTGCGGCATTCTGGCCTCCGACAGCTCCCAGAAGATGCCAGTCGCCCGTACCGATCTTCCTTCAGCCGATTGCCGGATGGATGTATAAATACTGCTTAGAAGTCGGCGACCTCGCATCGAGCGACGGTCACTTTAAAGGCCGATCCAGTCAGCCCACGAGCTGGTGTGGCTGCGGTTGCGTCGATTGACCGCAAAAGCCCCTGATCCATCTAGATGCTGACCCGCTCGGTCTCACCGCGCCAACTCATCTAGCAAGTAAGGCAGGGCGTGGACACAGGACATACACGGAAAGGATGCAGCCGCCGTGCGGCAAGATGGCGCAGTTCGAATGCGTCACGATGGCGGCAGAAACTGTAGCATCAGATATGACTTGCGCGATTCCTCCCGATCTTCTGCTGTGCTACCTTGGCCTTCGACAGGAGGATCCGCCTTGGCACAAAAGACTGAAATCGAGTGGACAGATGCTACCTGGAACCCTGTGGCGGGGTGCGTCAAGATCGGCCCGGGCTGCGACAACTGCTATGCAGAACGCTTCGCGGAGAGATGGAGGGGAGTCCCCGGTCACCCGTACGAGAACGGGTTCGATTTGCGGCTCTGGCCTGAACGGTTGAAGCAACCGATGCTCTGGAAGAAGCCACGGATGATCTTCGTAAATTCGATGAGCGATCTCTTCCTGAAGGACATCGACCGCGGCTACATTGATCGGGTCTTCGATGCGATGGAGGCGGCCGACTGGCACGTCTACCAAGTGCTCACCAAGCGTAGTTCGCTCATGCGCAACTATGTCCGCAGCCGCTACGACAGCGGCCCCGTGCCTCGGCACATCTGGCTAGGAGTATCCGTTGAGGATGCAGCACATACTAGTCGGATCGGCCACCTCAAGGAGATCAACTCTGAGGCACGTTTCATCTCCTTTGAGCCGCTATTAGGGCCAATCGGTACGGTTGATCTTACGGGTGTAGCCTGGGCAATTGTGGGCGGCGAAAGTGGACCTGGCGCGCGGCCGATGGAGCATGAATGGGCATCGGAGTTGCGGCGCACCTGCGAACGGGACAAGGTAGCGTTCTTCTTCAAGCAGTGGGGCGGGCCGCGACCCAAGTCTAAAGGTCGCACACTGGATGGACACGAATGGAACGGCTTTCCCTGGCAGATCGTACCTGAAAGTATCCTCCACCAGCTGCAGAGGTAG